TGGCGCCAGGGGATTTCAATATGGCCGATGACGACAAGTCTCTGCCCACCACGGTAGAGCAGTCGATCGAGCAGGTACCTTCGCCAGGTACGGACGCCGGCGACGCTGGCGGTAGTCTACTGGACGCCCTCCAAAGTGCAGTGCCCGAGCTGCGCACGGATGACGACAACATAGACACCGACGGTTCCAGGGGGGATTCGCCATCCCAAGTCGCAAGGAGGTCCGCTCGCGATCGCGAGCCAGAATTGTCGGAAGAGCCGACACCTGACGAACTAGCCAAGCTTTCCAAAGCCGCGCAGAGACGAATTAAGAAGCTGAACTCGCAACGACAGAAACTGTCGGCCGAGGTGCAGCGTCTGAAGGCGCTCGAGCCGGACGCGAATATGGCCATCAAGGTCACCGAATATCTTCGTAAGAACGATATCGGTCAGGACGATTTCCTGTACGGCCTGGAGATGATGGCGGCGATGCGCGGTGGCGATCTCGCCAAGTTTCATGCCGGCGTCCAGCCGTACATGAAACTGTGCGAGGAGTACCTCGGCATATCGCTACCCCCGGACCTGCAACAGCAGGTCCAACAGGGACATATGACGACACAAGCCGCGGCCATGTACTCACGCGAGCGCATGGACCGGGCGATGGCGCAGACCAATGCAGTGCGGCGGCAAGCCGAGCTGCAACAGCACCAGAAAGTGTCGCAGAGTCAGCAGCAGCAGCTGCAACTGAAGATCTTGGCAGATCAGGTGGCCGCGGCCGTCAATAACTGGGAATTGCAAATCATCCGATCGGACCCTCGCTATGCGGCGAAAAAACCCGCTGTTCAGTCCACGATGATGGCGCTCGTCCAGGAGTACGGTCCACCCCGGTCTGTCGAAAACGGCCTGCAAATCGCCAACGAGGCGTATCGCCGGGTCAACGAACAGTACAAGAGTTGGACCCAACCTCAACGCCAGGCTACATCGCGTGTCCCGAGCAGCACCGGACGAACCGCTGGTGTGGCACCCGAAGCAACGTCGCTGCTGGAAGCAGTCAAATTTGCTCGCGAGGGAGCGCCGCGCCTCTAATCACAGAGGTGCTTAAATGCCTACATATTCTGCTCCACTGCTCGCCCACGTAACCACGGCGGCGTTGGACTGGTGGCTGAACAAAGGGACTGCCTTCCAGGAGGCAATTCAGGAAAAGCCGCTGCTGGCGGCGATGGAATCCAAGAAAAAGACTTTCCCCGGCGGCAAGGGAAATATCATCATCTCGGTCAAGGGCGACTTCGGTAACACCGCGGCACCGGGAACCGACGACCAGTTGAAGGGCTATCAGCTCGACGACGCGGTCACCTACTACACGCCGGCGAACCTGACCCAGGCGGTGTTCCCGTGGAAGGAGCACCACATCGGTATCATGCTCACCCACTCCGAGCTGAAGACCGACGGCATCACGGTTACCGATTCCGGCAACATGGACGACACGTCCGAGCACTCCGGCCGTGACGACACCGTGCTGGTCGGGCTGCTGCAAGACGCATTGCAGGACGTCAGCGAGCAGTACGCCCGCTGCATGAACAACCTGCTGTGGACCAACGGCGCCGCCGATCCCAAGGCGCTGGCGGGCATGGCCGCGTTGATCACCGACGATCCGACGACGGGTATCGTCGCCGGTATCAACCGCGCACAGAAGCCGTGGTGGAGAAACCGCGCCTTCACCACCGCCATGGGTACCGCGGTCGGCACCACGCCGGCACTGGCGGCCTGGGGCGGCGCGCCGATCACCTCGTCGGCCACCAACGGCGGCGCGCTGATCACGCTGTTGCAGAAAGAGTATCGCCAGCTGACCAGGTACGGCGCCAAGCCGAACACCGGGTTCTGTGGCTCGGACTGGCTCGGTGCTTTGGAGAGTGAGCTGCGCGCCAACGGCAACTACAGCATGCAGGGCTTCTCCGGTGCCAAGGATGTCAGTGTCGGGCAGATTTCTTATGCCGGCACCGACTTCGAATACGACCCGACCCTGGACGCGCTCGGCAAGTCCAAGCGTTGTTACTGGTATGATTCCAGGGACATCTTCCTGGTGGCGATGCAAGAAGAGTGGCGCCACCAGCATTCACCAGACCGTGCGCCCGACAAGTATGTGATCTATCGGGCGATCACTTCGACCGGGCAACTCTGTGCGCGGCGCCTCAACGGCGCTGTCGTCATGGATATTGTCTGATCGCAGCGCGGCCGGGAGTGCGGGGAGCGGACACTCTTAGCACTCCCGGCTTTTTTCAAAGGGAGATGATATGGCGAAGTCGATCCAATACTGCGTCTGCAAGATCAATCTTGCCGGGCAGAACTGTCACACCGTGATCTACGACAAGTTCAACCCGGTGACCTGGCCGGAGGTGCAAGTGCTCCAGGCCCTGCACGGCGACGAGAACGTCATGGACGTCATGCCGGTCGGCATGGGCGAGGTGTGGCCGACCGAAGAGAAGAACAGGTTGATCACGATCTACGGCCGCGAGGTGGTCGAGGCTTGCTTCCCCGGCCGCGCCTTCCGCATGGACTACGTGATGACCGACGAGGTGAACCTGCCGCGCTATGAGAACGGTCAGCTCTCTACCGTTGTTGCCCCCGCCATCACCAACGGCAATGGCGACGACGAAGACGACGACGACGGCGAGGACGAAATCGCCAAGGCCACCACCGACCTCGAGCCGATCTTTAAGCCATCACCACGCGGCCGGCGCTCGCCGCCGCCGCCCGCGGAGCATAAGGACGTTAGCTAGTGCCATTAGGCGTCACACTGCTCGAGCTGCGCCGCGAGCTGCGGGCCGAGACCGGCACGTCGCTCAACCCGTTGCAGGGGGTGCAGGCGCAGGAAACCATCGACCTGCTGCTGGCGCGGCAGCAGCGCGAGCTGTGGGACGCCTACAACTGGCAGCACTTGAAAATCTGGGTCGACGTGCCGTTGACCGGCGGGCAGGCGGTATATTCCTATCCGAAGGAGATGGCGTTCGACCAGATCGTCCGCGTCTATATCTCGCAGGTCACCCGCGACGCGGCCGATGTGATCACCTCGGCTTCGTCCTGGTCGCCGCTGGTGTACGGCATCAAGGCGTTCATGATGCACCTTGGTCCGACTAGCACCGGCAAGCCGGTGCGCTGGAGCAACGTCGCCTCGATCGACACCACCGGGCCGGTGCCGATCACCAATCCAGTCGGGCAATTCCAGTTACTGCCGATGCCGGACGACAACGTCGCCCACCCCGAGCAGGGCTACGTGCTGCGGTTCGAAGGCCAGGCGCCGCTGTCGCCGCTGGTCGCGCCGACCGATAGCTGCATTTTGGATTCCAAGGCGATCGTGCTGTTCGCCGCGGCCGAAATGCTCGCTACTCAGAAGAGTGAAGCTGCGCCAATGAAGCTGACCAAGGCGCAGAATTACCTGCGGCGGCTCTTAGCCGACCAGGGCGCCGACAAGCGCGCCAACTACAACATGGGCGGTGTGTTCCGCGGCGGCAACGATCCCGACAAGAGCATGCGTACTACCCGCTATGTCGACTACGTCCCGAACTGATGGAGGGAGTAGTTGCCCTACTTTACAATCACCGACTTCGCTGCCGGGTTGGATCTGCGGCGCAGTGAGCTGACTGCGCCGGCCGGAACGCTGCGGTCGATGCGCAACGCCCATGTTACGCCGGGCGGTGAGATCGAGAAGCGGATGGCGTTCGTGCCGTTCTGGACGGTCGACGCCGCCAGCAGGGGATTGGTCGAGGTCAACCAGAAGCTCTACACCTTCGGCCCAAATGGCCCTTACAAGGTCGAACCGCCGTCCGGCACCTGGTCGATCGGCGTGCTCGGCCAGCAGGTCACCACGATCTACGAGATCATCGACTACGACCTGTTCGACAACAAGGTGTTCACCATCCTGTGGAAGGACGCCGTCGGCACGGTCGGCCGCTACTACGACGGCATCGACCTGCCCTTGGCCAGAGGTTTCTACTGCCGCACTTACAAGAACAAGATGTACACGGTCGAGCATAGCATTCTCTACTTTTCGGCGATCGGCAACGCCGGCGACTGGTCCGGCATGGCGCCGCCCGACCCGACCAACTTCATCGACCTGTCGATGGGCGATTCCGATATGACCGACAGCGTGGCGCTGGAGGTCTACTACGACAAGCTGGCGATCTTCAGCTCGACCGCGGTGCAGCTGTGGATCATGGATCCAGATTTTACGAAGAATCAGTATGTGCAGACCCTGCGCCAGGCCGGCACAACGGCGTGGCGTTCAGTGATGCAGTACGGCTCCGGCGACGTGATGTACATGTCGCACTCCGGCATCCGCTCGCTCCGCGCTCGCAACTCATCCTTGGCCGCGGCGGTGTCCGACATCGGCTCGCCGCTGGATCCTCTGCTCCAAGATCTGTTCCGGTCGATGGGGCCGGACTGGATGAGCGGCACGATCGCGCTGTTGCAGCCGGTCACCGGCCGATTCTGGATCATCATGGCCGGGTCCAAAGACGACGAAGACGCGCCGATGACTTCGAAGATCTACGTGCTGTCGGCGTTTCCCGGGCCGAAGATCACCGCCTGGTCGGAGTACGACGCCGGCTTTGTCATCACCGCTGCCTGCCTGCACCAGAACCGGGTGGTGGTGCGCGACGATAACAACACCGTCTACGCCTATGGCGGGATCTCCGATGTTGGCCCGGTCTATGACGACTGTCCCGTTGAATTGATCTTCCC